ATCCAATGCAGTATCTTCTACCTTTTTTAGCTTGCATATCATACAATGGAAAAGACATGACAAGATTGGAGGCGTAATTGGCAAACGCACAGGATGCAGTGTCGACTGCCCCATTTGTGGACGACGACGCTGACGAGTCCAAAGCATACGAAGCTCAGGACGATGTCGAGTCGCAATCCGACACCGAGGATGGCTCTGCAGATGCAGACGCAGATGCAGATGTGCATACTGATGTGGATGCTTTGTCCAAGCTAATCAAGGACAGTGTACTTGAAGCATTGGAGACCAATGCTCAGGACAATACGAAAACAAACAAGGAAGGAACACAGATGGCAAACAAGCTACGCAAGCGTGCCACCGACGACGACGCAGTGCTTGAGGATGCTCAGACTGCCGACGAAGTCCTCGACGACGTTGTCGACCAGGGTGTCGACTTCGAGAAAGCTGAGGACGAGGCTGGCAAGGATACTGGCTCCGGTGTGACCGTCGACAATGGCGACAACGAGGCTGGCTCTGACGAGGATGTATCTGACACCGATGCTCTCAAGCCTGTCACAACTGCAGAAGCTATGCGTCTTGCAGACAAGTACATCAAGGCTGGCGTCATCAAGGAGGCATCCCGTTACGATGCAATCTCCAAGCTCTCCAAGCTGACAAGGCTTGCTGCACACAACCAGCTCAATGCTCTTGCAGCAATTGCAAAAGCTAACAACACTAAGTCTGCCAAGCTTGCTAGGATGGCTCTCCGTAACAATGTCGAAGCTGGTGCATTTGGTGGCATAGTTGCTAACAGGTATGCAAACCGTAAAATGAATGTATACAGGAGGGCTATGCGTAAACGTGCTTCGCTGAAGTCCGTGCCACAAGCTGAATGGGGCGAATACCTTGAGGGTAGCACCATCGGCGATGTGCGTGCTGTGTATGTCGACGACAGCGACCCGAATGGCAACTGGCCATACATGTTTGTCTGGAACGATGGACATGCTACCGTAGTGGACCCGTACACCTATGACGAGACAGACTACGATTCGGAAGCTCTTGCAAAGGATGCGTTCGCCAAGTTTGCCACTGCTTCGCGTAGGAAGTCCCACAGGGTTGTCAAGCATGTGTCCGCACTGATTGATAGCAATGGCATCGTCCGTGGCACACTGACTCGTACAGGTTCCAAGTTCGCTTGGAAGCTTGCAGACCAGACTGAGGACGCCAACGAAGCTGGCAAGCCCACTGAAGGCGAAGCTGACAGTATCAAGGAAGCTCTTGAGGATGCATCCGATGCATTCGACAATGTTGAGGACTCCCTTGAGGAAGCAACCGAGAAGAATGTCGAGAAGGCTTCCAACCGCAGGGCTAGGGCTGCAAAGCGTAAGGCTATGGCTGCAAAGCGTAGGGCTACGGCTGCAAAGCGTAAGCGTGCAGCTGCAAAGTCCATGCGTGCCAACAGGCGTACTATTGTACGCAAGAATGCACACGTGCGCAGGAATGCTCATGCCCGCACTCCACGCCTCGCCTCTGCAAACATCCATACCGACGACAAACTGGCTCTCCTCTGAGCCTTCGATGAAAGGAAACAGGATATGATTCTGTCCAACTCCGTCAACGATGCATGGCTCGGAAGGACCGCAGCCATCGAGTATGACAACGCAATCCAGTATGCTGGTGTCCTTGTCCAGGGCGAAACCCACAAGGACATCCTGCCTGGCATGGTCATGAAGGACCTTGGCAACAAGCGCATGGCTCTGTACGATGGCACTGGCACACCATTCGGCCTTGCATCCCTGTTCGATGCACCCACCTATGGCGAACGTGGCATCACACAGGTTGGCGACAATGGTGAGTTCACTGCCATTGTAGGCACATCCAACACCACTGTCCGCATCCAGAAGGTCGCTCTGGACACTGAGTCTGCATTCACTCTCAATGACAATGGCACCGCTGTGCCAGTGTATGCAAATGCAGATGGCAAAGTCTCCGCAACCAAAGCTGGCGAGCCAATTGGCAAGCTGCTTGAGGTCGCAGACGACTCCATCGTCATCCAGCTCTACAGCCCGGCAATCTCTGCCTGACTATAAGTGAAAGGAACTGATACAATGGCAAGAAAGATTGCTCTAGCAAAGGATTACGCCAAGGTTGCTGAAGGCAACATCAGGCGTGCAGGCAAGCCAGCCTCCAAGGAGAACAAGGTTGCTCGCATGAGGGCACTGCTTGAGAAAGGTGGCACCGCCAAGGTTGCAGAAGCTATGGTTGGCCCAATCTCCATCAGGCTCAACTACGAAGGCATTGCTCGCCAGGCTCTTGTCGAGGACATGCCAGATGCTAAGGCTGGCGTGCCTGCATACGATGTCCTGAACGACCTCCCGGTTGCCTACCACCTGAACTCCAACGATGGCCAGGTCCGCATCTCCCGTGTCGAAGGCAAGCGAGTCATCCCCAAGTATGGACGCATCGCTGCCGAATGGGAAATCCAGCGCACCGACATCGAGTTCATGAAGGCTAACATCGTCGAGTATGCCAACAACATGACGACCCAGCAAATCATGAAGGCTGAGGACGAGATGCTGTACAATGGCTTCGACCTGCTAATCGACGACTGGCAGAAGGCCAATGGCAACAAGACCGACAACGTCATCCAGCTTGCTTCCAACAAGCTCACTCTGGACGACCTTGTCGATGCAGAAGCTCAGATTGCATCCCAGCAGCTGGAAGCCAAGTGCATCATCGCCAACCCAGCTGATGTCATGGACATCAAGCGTTGGGACGCCCTGACTACTGGCATGGCGTTCAAGGAGGACTACTTCGCTGGTTACCCTGTCCTCACCTTCGGCACTTGGAACATCCTCCGCTCCGTGACTGTGCCACGTGGCACCATCTACGTGACTGCAGCCCCTGACTTCGTGGGCGTATTCAGCACCATCTATGGTCTTGAGTCGACCGATGATGTCACTGGTGCTAACAAGTTCCTGATTCGCACCATCATGGACGAGCTTGTCTCCGAGGTGCTTATCAACCGCAACGCAGTTGTCAAGCTGAGGAAGGCCTGACACACAAAGCAAAAACATGGGGTGGGCAGACAGCATATACATTGTTCTATATTTATGATATAATAGATATAGATGGGATAGATAGTATATGACTTCTGCCCATCCCCATATATTTTATTCTTGTTTAGGAGGACATATGGTCAACATAATCGCTAACCGCCATAAGGCTGGTGTGCCACGCGTCGTGTACAATCCCAACTACGATATGCAATATAAAGGAGGTGACTTCACGGACGAAACGTGGAGTAAAGAGATGCAGAAGACTAGCATCTTCCCTGTGGACACACTGCACTTCCCAAATGGGCAGTGGTACTGGGCTAGGATTGTGTCGAAAGATGAGGACGGTACGACTCACGAAGGTGACCTGTATGTGTTCGACCCAGGTTACCACTTCCCTGCCTCAGATTCTGGCAAGCTATATGGCAAGTGGGCTGAAATCCATAGCTACGATGAAAACATCATAGCATTCATAGGCTCCCACTGGAATGTGCCAACCTCCGGGTACAATGCATACGAACTTGACTATTATGAACCAGGTACTATCGACAACGCTGTAGCGTGGGTCAACAGACGCATGCTCGACCTTGCGAATGAGTACTAATTCCACTTGCAACTGCATAAGCC